CCGATGGCCGGGTCGGATGTCTTGCTCTTGGCGCGGTACTGCGGGTGCGCGTTGTGGAACTTGGCGACGCCGGCCTGAGTCTTGGGTCCGTAGTTCGGCGACTCAGGAACGGACTTGGCCATGTAGCCGGCGGCCTTGAGCGCGCGCTGAAGCGTGACGGCCGACGGCTTGGCCTTGCCCGGGGCGAGGCCGGTCGGGAACTTCGGCGGGGTGTACGACGGCTCGTCGTCGTTGCCGGTGGCGCCCTTCGCCCACTCGCGCAGCGCGGAGGGGGACATGTAGGCGATGTTCCGGTCGAGGGGGGTCGACGTGAACTGCCAGAACGTCACGGTGTGCCCGCTCGGCTTGGGCCGAGTAGCGGCCTCTGCTCGGGCGTAGGCCGCGGCACCCCACGGGTAAGCGGGGTACCAGAGGGGAACGCCCGACGGGACGTGCCCGGCGGCGATGTCCGAGGCGGACGTGTAGATGCCGACGACCTGCCCGGGGAACGCCTTCTTCACGGCGGCGATCCACGCCGAGGCGTACGCCTTGATCTGCGCGGCCGTGCGCCCGCGGTAGTTGCGGCCGTCGCTGTAGCGCTCCAGGTCGAGCCAGTGCAGGAACCCGGCGCCGGCGTACGGCTTGACGGCGGCGATGTAGTTCGCGGCCTCCTTCGCCGCGGACTGGTTCGGCCACGCGAAGTGATACGCGCCGGCGACCAGGCCGGCGCCCTTGATGCCCTTGATGTGGATCGCGAACCGGGCGTCGCGGCTCTTTTCTCCCTCGCTCGCCTTGGCGAACGCGAAAGTCAGGCCGTCGGCCTTAAGGGCCGTCCAGTTCTGTGCGGACTGGTACGCGGACACGTCGAGGCCGCGCGAGGTGCTGGTCATACGGGGTGCCTCCTGGGCATGAAAAAACGCCCGGCGCGGTGCGCTCGGGCGTGCGGGGTGAACGGGGCGGCCTAGTAGACGGCGGCCCAAATGGCGTTCGCGTCGGGCACGATGGCGCTCGACGGCGTGAAGGAAGTAGGGAGCGCGGTAAGCGCGGTGGTCGACAGCCGGCCGTGCCGGATGAACGTCACCGTGGACGCGCGGGCCTGCCCGGACGGGTTCGTGCCGGCGGCGGCGCCGCGGGCGAAACCGGGGCCGTTGGTCGAGGCCGTCGGCCCGTTGATGAGCAGGGCGACCCAGTACAGGCCGGCGGCGGCCGAGTAGTTCGCGGACAGGCCGCACTCGACGGTCGCGCCCTCGTTCGTGGTGAACCAGTTGTTGAGGCTCGTCGTGAGGGCAACGCGCGTTCCCGCTGCGTTGTAGAGGCCGGCGAACGACTGCGTGTTCGGCTGTGTGGCGCCGTTGCCGGCGGTGTAGAAGCAGATTTTCGACAGGGTCGCCGCCGCTCGCAGCGCGATCCCCATCAGGTAGACGTAACCGATCTGGCAGTACTGGGCGGTTGCGTCCGTGAGGGCCGGGTCGAACGTCCAAGCCTGAAATCCGAGGTCGGAGGGGATGAAGACGTTCGGGATCGCGGCCGGGGGGAGGTTGGCGAGGGGTATGTCGCTGCTGGCGTCGAGGGGTGCGACGCCGGATGCGGCGCCCCGCGCGGTGGTGGCGAGAGCGCCCACCTGGGCGGCGGTGTAGGTGGGGCGCTGCGCGCTGGTGAGGATGCCGTCGGTGCCGAGGGTGGCGACGCCGGACGCTGCGCCTACCGCGGCGGTCGCGACGGCGCCCACGGTGGCGGCGGTGAGGGTGATCGAGGCGGCCGATATGCCGTTGACGGACTGGACGACGCCCGGTGCTCCGGTCGCGCCCTGTACTCCCTGTACTCCCTGTACTCCCTGCGCGCCGGTCGCTCCGGTGGCACCCGTCGCGCCGCTGGCGCCGCGGGCTCCGGTCGGGCCGATCAGGGAGGCGAGCCACTGGGCGACGGTGCCCACGAACCCGTTCTCGACGGCGACCTCGTACGCGCTGTCGCCGCGTACAGCAACGTAGTTGGGCGTCGAGGGGTCGGTCGGCGCGATGTCGGCGAGGTCGACCTCGGGTGCCTCGCCGGGCAAGAGGACCTGATAGACCCGATTCACCGCGACGCCGGCGAGCTGCTCGGCGACCGAGTACGACCAGTCGCTCGGGTTCATGCCGGGGGCATCGGTGGCCGGTAGTTCGACCTCGAACGCGCCCGTGGCGTCGAGCGGGACCGTGACGGGCCCTCCGAGGATCACGTCGTACTCGGCGAACGTGAGCAAGTTCGGTGCGCGGAAGACGACTTGACCGGACAGGGGCCGACCGTCGGGGAACAGGAATCGTCCGGTTACGCGGACGGTGGGGATGCCCTCGGGCAGCACATCACACCCCCTCGGCAGACACAGCGGGGGCGGCGGTCGCCGCGTTGGCGACGGCCGTTACCGGCACGTCGGGCGCCTCGTCCTCGGTGAAGGTGTTGCGGGTGTAGGCGCTGTAGAGGCGGGTTTCGCAGTTCTGGCCAGCCGACTTGGCGCGGTGGTCGATCCGCAGCGTGAAGTACGACAGGAATTGCAGACCGTCGAGCGGGCGCTCGATGGTGCGGCCGGTCCACGCGCCGGCGGCGCAATCCCACTGGTCGAGTTGGGTCTCGACGCCGTCGTGCGTGAGGACAACCCGAACTTGCCCGCCGCCGGTGTTGGCGTACGTGGTCAGGTTCAGGTACAGGACGGCGTTATGGGCGGCGGTGGTCCCGACCCACGCCGGTTCGTACGTGGTGCCGGTGTACGACTGCCGTTCGGTGGGGTGGAGTTGGACCGGTATCCACGGGCGGCCGAGGAACTCGTCGGAGTAGTAGTCATCCATCACGACGACGTTCCGGTTCCGGTCCCAGATGCGGACCATCTGTCGAGGGGCGTCGTCGTCCGGGTAGCTGTTGGCGCCGATGGCGAACGCAATGTCGCCGGTGTCGCGGCGCATCGCGGTGAAGTAGTCGCCGACGGTGGGCGACTGGCCCGTCTCGAACACGGGTGTGCCGTCGGGATCGCGGACGAACAGGCGGCCGCCCTCGCCGATCACCACATCGCCGTTCAACACCTGATTCAGGGCGGGCCGCATCTGCGCCCGCCCCCGCAACTGCCGTACCTCGCGCTCAAGGGCGGCGATCCGGTCGAGGACGTCTTGCGGGACGTACGGCACGACTTAGGGAACCTCCAGGTACAGGCGGGCCGTCTCGGGGCGGCCTCGCTCGGGCGGGGTGATGGACAGGCCGACGACGCGGTACCGGGCGTCGAGGGTGTCGGGGTGCCACAGGTCGCGGATGCGCAGCCGCACCGTGGCGCCGAGCAGGGCCGGCGTGATGTTCCCGTCGAGCAACACCTCGACCTCGGGTATCTGCACGGGGTTGCGGGCGGCGCTCCAGTCGGCGCGGGCGTGACCGTCGAGGGTCGCCTGTTGCTCAACCGTCGTGTAATCGCTGGAGCCGTCGAGGCGTGGCCAGCCGGCGGCGATATCGGCGTCGTCGACCAGCACGGGCGAGGTGAGCGGGTAACTGTCCTGCGCCTGGTTGTTGTTGACGCTGGCGCCGCGGGACTGCCACGCGTTCGCCTTGGCCGTGGCGTCGATCGGCCATGTGTAGGACAGGACCGGGCCGGGGTGGTCGAGCACGATCTCGGTGGCACCCGCGCGGATGATCGGGTGGCCGAGCTGAAGCTGTTTCACTCGGCGGCCGTCGGCGTCGCGGAACGACGCGATGCGCCACTCGAACCCGTCCTCGACCGCGGCGAGGTCGTCGAGCAGGTCGCCGATGGTCGGGAGGTCATAGCGCAGGTACGTGCGGTCGCGCAGCACGCCGGACACGGCGGTGCCGTACGTGACCTCGATGTTCCCGCCGGGGGTGTTCTGCACGTAGTCGACCAGGCCGCGCGCGATGTCGAGTTGGTCGACCTGCTCGGCGACCTGGGTGTCGAACAACAGCCGGCGGTACAGATAGCTTTCCCACCCGCCGGCCTGAATCTGCGCGCCGAGGAATCCTCGGGCATCCGAGGCGAGGGCGAGCGTCCACAGGATGCCGCCCCACCAGATGTCGCGCCCCCGTTCGACCCACACGGCCGTTCGGCCGGGGACGATCGCGCGGCGGGCCCTCTCGGCGATGGCGCGGTTGGGGATCGGCACGGTGCCCGTCAGCCGGCCGGTCTTGCCGATGTAGTCGTCGAGGGCGACGCCCTGTACGGGGAGTGCGTCGAGTAGTTGGTCGGAGCGCAGATCGCACAGCAATAGGCGATATGGCGTTGGCGGGGAAAGGATCGGCACTGGCATTTTTTTATTCCGCTGTCCAATTGGACTGGTTGTTGGATGCGAATCAAATCAGCTGGTCAGGCGCTTAAGTGCTTCCGTTCAATTGGTCTGGAGGTGGTTTGCTCCTGGTCTCCCACAGGTACGGTCAAATCAGATGGCGGTAAATTCCAAGCAATGGAGCGCGAGAGATGGGTAACGCAACGGCTGTTTGCTTGCTGGCGGTTGGCCTCGTGGTCGTCTTGGCTGCCCTGATCGCAGTTGTCGTCGCGTGGGGGCTGCGGTCGACGGGAGCGAGTTGGCCCGAAGTTCTTCAACGAGGTGGAATCACGTTTGGGGGGAGCGTGGGCGTCTCTGTCGCCTTAGTGGCTCTGTACCGCGCGATAGGAGGTGGCAATGGTCAGTAGGCGTCTACAGCACCAACTCGACCGTCAGTTGACCGTCTTGCACGAATACGTCCGTTCCGCCGTTGCTGCTGATGTTCCACCCGGGAATGAGCGTCACCTGTCCGCCGGGGGTGAGGCCGTCGCGGTAGACGCGACGCGAGCCGATCACACGGCCTGCCTGAGCCGACAGGCCGTTCAACGCGCCGTGCGCCTCGGTGTAGGCGCCGGTCGCCCGCCACGTCATCCAGGCTGTCGAGGCCGCGGTCGAGCGGTTGCTGACCTGCCCGCCAACCGAGACGAACACGGCGCCGGACAGAGGCACGGTAAACGTGATGCGGGGCCAGGCGGCGGCGGTGAAGTCGACGAACGCGCCGGTCGTGGTGAGCGGCGCGGGGGTTACCTGCTTCGTGCTGATGGGCCGGGTCGGGGTGGGCGGGTACGCCTCCCACGCTCCGGCCGCAGCGTCCCAGCGTTCGAGGCCGGCGCCGTTGTCGCGGTACTGGCCGTCGTACGCGCCGTTGAAGGCGAGGCCGTACCCGCGCGGGATGATCCCGCCGTACGCGGAGGTGAAGCGGCGCCGGTCGCCGAGGGCCGACGACCAGGGGATACCGCCCACGCCGGCCGAGGCACCCGCGGGCACGGTGACGTCCCACAGGCGCAGGCAGGCCGAGGGCATGCTCGGCGCGGTCGGGGTCGCCGACCCCGTGCCGCGGATGATCTCGACGGCGGCGAGGTTCTGGCCGGCCTGGTCGAATAGCTGGTCGTACACGCGCAGGGCGACGGAGTCGATTCGGGCGAACTGTGCCTCGCCGTCAGCGAAGTTGAGGGTTACGGGGGCGTCGACCGCTACCGGGTAGGCGCCCTGGGCGTCGGTGCCCTGTACCTGGGCGCGGCCGACGCCGATCTGTAGGGACATCGCCCCGGCGCTGGTCGCCGTGAACGGGTTCCCGCCGGCGATCACGCCGTCGCGGGTGCGCATCTCGGACTCGGGCGCGTAGGTGCCGACCGGCGTAAGACGGGTGTCCTCGCGAGTCTGCGTGAGCGGCAGCAGCCATGCGGAACGCACGGTCACGGTGGGGTTCTCCTTACCAGTAGGCCGAGCGGTAGCGCACGGTCGCCGACGCCGTCGGGTCGTTGCTGCCGGGCGCGGCGCGGAAGATCAGGTTCGTGATGCCGGGGGCGAGCGTGAACGTCTGCTCGGGCACTGAGCGGCTGGTCGCGGTGTAGATCCGCGAGGCGGTGGTGTTGAGGACGACCGTCCCGGCGAGGGTGTCGACGGTGAGCACGTCGCCGGCGGCGAGCGGCATGTCGTACTCGATGGCGTCGCCGGTCGCGAGGCTGGTCAACGACGGGCGGGTCACCGGCCCCCGGAACTCCACGAGGGGGTGAGTCTCGGAGTCGCCGACATTCATCGCTGACAGGGCGCCGGTACTGCCCGGGTTGCCGAACGGGAGCGGCCACGACAACGGCCACGACAGGCCGGCCTCGGACATGGGCAGCGTCGCCGACACGGTGCGCTCGGCGAGTTCGTACCGGCGAGGGTCGGTCGCCTGCCACTCGATCGCCCCGCCTGTGATGGTGCCGAGGCGGTACCCGAGGCCGGCGGGGATCGCCCGACGGGTGGCGCGCGCGTACGCGAGCAGGGGCCCGCGCTCGTCGAGCCACACGACGAGCGGGCGCTCGTCCTCGACCGGCACCGTGCCGGAGTTGAGGGCGGCGACAACCGCGCCGATCGTGGCGCGCGGGGCCCGCACGATCAGGCCGTCGAGCGTGATCGTCCGGGCTTGGGCGAGCAGCCGGCCGGGGAACGCGCCGTGCGCGTCGGACCGTGCCACGGTGCCGGAGTCGAGGGCGGGAAGGTCCTCCCACCCTCCGATGGAACGCCACCCGTAGGGGGTGCCGGGGCCGAGCAGCAGCTCGCCGTACTGCACGTGCCCCGGTCGGGTCACCTGATCACCAGCGGCCACGGACGATCACCCCCTCGCCTTGGCCAGCCACGCGAGCGCGCGGGCGTTGTCGTCGGGGGTGCCGTTCTCGGCTGCGTGCCAGTGCTCGACGTTCACCGTCGCCCCCGCCGCGGTGGTGGCGAACGGCGAGCCGTACGCGCCTGCGCCTGCTCCCGCGTAGGCGGGGGTGAGGGAGGGAACAGCGGGTGCGGCAACCAGGTTCCGCATGGTCCGCTCTACTGCCCCTGCGCCACCCTGAATTCCCTTGACCAGGCCGGCGGGAATCCAACGGCCAATATCACGCGCCATGACACGTGAAGGGCTTGAGATTCCGAGTGCTTTTGCGATGGGTCCCGGAATCATATTCTTGGCGAAAGAGATTAGCTGGCTCTTGAGCCAAGATCCCATGCTCTTGACGCCGTTAAACAAACCTCGGATCAGATCGCGGCCCTTTTCCGTGAGCATCGATCCGAAATTGCCGAAGTACCCGGCGATCGTGCGGGGCAGTCCGCGTACAAAGGCGAGCATCTCGCCCGCCTTTGTCTTCGTTCCATCCTTGATGGACTGCCAATGCTTGATGACCAGCCCGACCAAGGTGAAGTTAAGAAAGAAGCTGACGAGCTTCTGCGGCAGGCTCTTCACGAACTCGACCGTGGCATTCCAGACGCGTACGGTCCCGTCCTTGATGGACTGCCAATGCTTGATAATGAGGCCGACCAAAGTGAAGTTGAGGAAAAACTCGACGAGCTTTTCGCCAACCCATTTGATCTTTTCCCATACCCAATTCCAGGCGGCGAGCGTGGCCTGCTTGATGGTGTCCCAATTGGCGATGACCAGAGCGACGAGGCCGATTACGGCGGCGATCACGAGCGCTACGGGGCCCATGGCGATCAGCCATGCCGCAGCCATCCGGCCGGCCTGAATGAGCGACTGAGTGCCCATCAGCACCCAACCGGCGACCACTCGCAGCGCGGTACCGGCCGCAGCCGCTCCTTGGGCGATCCAGCCGGCGAGGATCGTCGCGTTTGTGGCGACGAACCGTGCCGCGGCAGTGGCGCCGGCGGCGCTCTGTGTCGCCCAGCTCGTGACCGTTGCGGTTGCGGTGGTGTACGCCTGCGCTGCCAGGGTGACCAGCGCGGGCAGCATGACCAGCGTGACGACGCTGGCGGCGATGGCAAAGGCGGTGCTGTTGTCGGCGACGAACCCGGCGGCCGACAGGAACGCGGCTCCGAAGTCGTCGAGGTAGTCGGCCCCCGCCGTCAGGGCAGGGATCACGTACGTGCCGAGGACGGTGACGAAGCCCTGTTGCAGGGAGCGCGTGAACGCCGTGACCTTGGTCGAGGCGTTGTCGCGCATCGTGTCGCCGGCCCGCTTGGCGGCGCCGTCGACCTTGCCGAGCGCGTCAACGGCCGAGGACGGATCGAGCGCGAAAAGCGCGCCGGCGAGGTCCTCGGCCTGACTGCCCAGCAATTGAACGGCCAGGCGTGAACGCTCGGTCGGGTCCTTTATCGCCCGTAGGCGGTCCATGATCTGATCGAGCGCAGCATTTGCGGCCGGTCCACCCTTGGTGAACGCGGCGGCCATCTGATCGGCGTTCAGCCCAAGGGACTTGAGCCCCTCGGCCGCGCTGCCGTCCTTGACCCTGATATTCAGTTCTTTGAAGGCGTCGGCGACGATATCGGCGTCGCGCGCGCCTGCGTTGAGCCCCTGCTGAATGAGGCCCATCGCTTGCTTTCCGTCGACCCCCAGGTCGCGGAATTGCGTTCCGTATTCGCCGAAGACGTCGAGTAGGTCCTCGGCTTTGTTCGCGCCGTTCTGTGTTCCCTTGACGAGAATGTCGAACGCTTCCTCGGCGTTCGCGGCCATTCCCGTTTTGAGCATCTGGCCGACCGCGGCCGAGGTGGGGCCGACTTCCTCGCCCATGATCTGTGCGACCTGGGAGAGGCGCCCGCCTACCTTTTCGAGCTCTTTCTGCGTGGCGTCCGCGGGTACGAGACCCTGCTGCCACAGTGCTTTCAACGCCTCGTTGGCGTCGCCGACCGAGTCTGTGTACCCCTGGCTGTAGAGGTTGCCCGCGGCCTTGCCGAGCCGCTTTGCCTGCTCCGGGCTCGCGCCGAGCTGGGCAGCAAGAAGGCTGTTGTCCTTCTGCTGCTCCATGGCCTCGCCGATACCGGCGACGACCGCGGCGCCGAGGCCGGCACCGACCGCGGCCCACCCGAACGAGGTGAGCGTGTCCCGGAGT